CAACATCAGCGATAAAACTTTCTTCTGAAACGCCTTCTTCAAAAAAACCGCCCCCAATAATTCCCCTGATATTAACAACAGGGGTCTCACCACTTTTATCTATATTGTAAAATTCCTTCATTAAGCATCACTCTCTGTTGTTAGTTTAAGATCTTTTTCACGATTCATATCTTCAGCCCGTTCTTCATCAACTTTAATAGGATCGCGGTTATTTTTAGTAATTTGTTGCTGCCTTGATTCCAACCCGCCTTCTCTATCTACTTTTCTTGCATTGGCATCTTGCAATGGATGAATAGACGGCCATGCTGGTGCGGTATGGTCTGCACGTAGATATTCATGACGCTTGGTTTCAAAATTAGGCGCACTAATCGCACCGGATAACACGGCGGCATCCACGACAGAATCCCACATCACCCGACAAACTTGCTGAATAGTGATTAGGTCTTGCGTTTGCTCTACTTCTTTGCGGTATTGGTTCATAATCGCACGCCAAACCCGATCATTAATGCCGCGATAATCACCGGTGGTTAATTCGTAAGGCACGTCTTGCCCAGCGGCGACCGCTAGTAATTGCCGACGCTGAAAATCTTCATAGCCTGCGCCAGTTTCGTCACCATTGAATAGCTCGATGTTTTCACCTGGCAATAAACTAGGGAAAGTTCCGGTCTCTAAATCCAGCATCGGAATGCCATTACCATCATCAACAATCGGTTGGCCTGAAATGGGGTCAAACTCATAATCTGCTTCACCATAATCAGGTCGATGGATAACACCAGTAAATTGACTGCGCGTTTCTTTGCGGGTTAATTCTGCATCGTCGTATTTATCAAATACATGTGCTCTTACCATGGATTGCACGGCATTAGGATCACCGCGCATTTGGCCCGGTCTTAATGGCACGTAATGGTGAATAATTTGCTCAGCAGGGACGCGAACTAAGCCGCTAAAATCCATCATGCCTTCGTGTGGATGTTTTTTATACATCCAGTAGGCAACACGCTTTCCAGCGGAATCTATTTCGATACCCGAGGTAATATCATTGCCATTGCTGGCTGCTTTATTCAGGCTAACAGGGCAAAAGGCCGCTTCTAATACTTGGAATTGCACCGGAATTGGTAAGCCATCGGACAATTTTCTTTGTCTGATTCGCACAAAGACTTCACCACTTTCTTTTCTTGCCCTTGCTGCTTGCCATTGAATGCCGTAGGCGCTTAATATGCCTGAAGCATCGGCATGAGGGATGTAATCATTCCAAAGCTCACGCATTGCTAGTCTAAACTTTTCATTAGGCGATTTAGAGCGGGGAATAATGCCAGTACCGATTTCATTAGCAATATCAGCTTTCAATCCACGCGATAACCAAGGGTTATTACGTATCAGCGAGTGCATTCGGCGGCGGATAAATTCCACTTCGGCGGTCGCTGCTTTATTGGGGCCTAATTCTGGAGCATCCCAACCGCCTAATTTACGGCCGGTTGCGCTGGCTTCATACGCACGGTTTTCTATATTGAGTGGATTGCCCTGTAAATCAACAATCACACCCGCTTTTCGTCTTGATTTAAGTGCGCTCATTTATAAGCCTTTGCTTGTTCTAGCTCGGAACCCAGTCGGGCGGCGTATGCCTGAAATGGCTGCTGATTGAGCATTAAAATCGCGCTGCATAGCATCCAAAGCAGTGAGCATTTCAGGAATAGATTGGTATTCAACCGAACGCCCGTTTAACTGAACCTTGCGCTTACCTGTTGCAATGGCAGCTTTTAGGGTGTCAATATTTGCTTGTGTCCATGCCATAATTTTATTGTTCGCATAAAAAAACCTGCACGGGGCAGGCTTTAGGGTTAATTAAGGGGTGTTATCGTCTTGATCTCATTCGTGTTCGCCTAATAACCGCCGGTTTAACTTCTTCTGCGACGACTTCAACAGGCTTAGCACCGTAAATTTCTGTGTTTTTATCCCATGTTTCAGCCCATAACGGTGGGCTTTCCCAGTTTATTTCTGATTGCCAATGGCTGATTAGTTTCACTAAAAAGGCGGCTTCGGCATAACAAAATAGGTCAAATGTCTCATTTCTGAGCTTATTAGGGTTTTCCCAGCCTTCTTCGGTGCGTTTTTCAGCGACTAATTCATCATAAAACCATTTCCCTAGCCAATCAGGAAAGTGAATATAGTTATCGCCAGGCTCTACCCGACTTAAATCAGCAAAGATTGAATCTTTTAAAGTCGTAGTATTCAGTAACCACAAGGGCAACTCACCGGTTACTTTTGCTTTTCGTGCGGCAGAACTGGTCTTATCTGGATTACTTTTATGCACTTTCGGCTTATTGGCGGTACGCTTTGGCCTTTCACCTTTAATCAAAATAAAACGGTGATGTAATTGCTTTCTGCGCATTTCACGCCAGAATACATAAGCTCTTTCTGTTACCCCGTCACGCCCACCTGAATCACACGCAGTCATTAACACGGCCATTTCTCGATTGCTGTCATCCGCCAAGGGATAACGCTTTTTAATCACTTTTTTCTCGATTAAAAACCAATCTTCAATGTGCGCAGCGGGATCAACAGGATGGAATCCATCAGCACTCATTCTTTCGGATTGCGTTATATCAAACCGATCAATCAGCCATTTTTCTTTATTAACGCCGTAGCCAATAATTTGCACAACCCACTTGGTTTTCTGTACATCCACTGAAGCCATCAAGAAACGTACGCCGTCGGGAACCATTTGCTTAGGTAACGACTCGGCCCGCTCCATGTATTCATCTGAATTGACCGCCGACATTAATCGACGCGGTAAATAAGGCGCTGCAAAATCAACATTAATAGTTGTTTTCAGGTTTTGCTCATTGCCGGTAATGTCATATTCACGACACCCATTGAGATATTTCTCAACTAAAGCGGTCGGATTTGAGTAAGCCGCAAAGATGCCAGGGAACCAAAAGGTGGCCATGCGACTTTTACGCGCTTCACCGACTATTTCGCCATTTTCAACATGACATCCTTGCGGAACCCAAAGGCTCGACTGGTTCATCTTGTTTTTATGCTTAATGTCGATTAAACAGCCATTTTTAGTACAGACATATTTAACGTCGCGAAATATTTCGGCATCCGTCGCCCCGAATAAATCACGGGTATGGATAAAATCTAAGCCACGCTCATCAGGCGGTGGCATAAAATATTGGTCACATTCAGGGCATTGCACGTAATATCTGTGCATATTTCCCATATTGAACAAGGATAATGCACCACCACACGGCGGGGCTTCATGTTCAAATTTTGGTGTGTAATGTGGGTTACTGACTTCAAAGCCTGGTGATGTTTCTACTAAAGTCATGCCACGGCTTAAAAATTTTGTGGTTCTTTTTTGTGCTAATGAAAATGGGCTACCTTCTTTTTCAATATCCTGATCCATTCGATCATAATCAGTTAAAAGCACGTATTTAAGCGGCTTTCCTGATAGTTTGTTAATCGATGGCCACGCCTGAAATAAAATATTTCCGCCGCGAAAAACCTTATCAAAGGTATTGTCTGATTTATTGCCGGGGGCGAGTTCTTTTCTTAATTCGGGGCTATCACGTAAAGTACGTTTCACCACCTGCATATCAAAATCACGCGCAGTATCTTTACTGGTCTGCAAAATCATAATATCTGATTTATCGCATTTTAAAACGTAGGCCAGAAAGCAGGTAATCATGGCCTGAGTCTTGCCACTTTGGGCAGGCCCTACAAAAATAACCGATTCATATTCACGACTGGTTAAGCAATTCATCGGCTTAACCATGTACGGCGTTAATTTAGGGTCCCAACTATCGATACCCCCGCTGGACGTTCGCACATTCACATATCGAGTTGCTGCTTCACTGACTGTAAGGCGTTCAGGTGGCCTAACAATATTGGCAATATCTCTGCGAATACCGATCGCACCAAAATAACTCACGATTCCAAGGCGATTGCCCACGTTTCGCGTAGTGCATCAAGCCTAAGCTCAACTGAGGAAATCACATCAGAGGGCAATTGGAAATCTCTTTCTAAAATATCCGGTAAGGTTTCAATCACCTGTAGTCCCATCTTTACGATTTCGGCCATTTCCATGCGGCAATCTTCAACCGAAGCGGTCACGCCTGTTTCTTTCTCAAATTTAACCCGATCATTTTCAGACCGATACCAATCAGAGCGTTCTTTAGGCGGCATAATTTCAGGATCATTAACTCGGCTTCCGTCAGATTTTGGCGGAGTCAGTATTGCCGCTGCTGCATCACCCACCCGATAAACAGGATGCCCGCGTCTTTCACCAGAAGGATTAATATGTGCATTTCTTAAACGACTGCCAACAGTCTCCCTAGCAATACCAAATTCACGCGACAATTGGTTCAACGACCAAGAGAAATACTCATCCTGAGTAACAACAACCGCGCTCATTTAACCTATCTTTTTTCCAGAAAAAAACAGCCAAGTTACAAACATACCGACATCCTTTTTAAGCACTCTCAAGCAAAAATAAACCAAACCCCCACACCCCACAAACCACGCCACCTACAGCCAAAACCCAACCCTGTAGTTGAGACCCATACGCCCCCAAAAATTCAAAAAAAACGCGCGTTTCACTTCTCGCAATTGCTGCCTATGGGGCTGGGGACCCCGACAACTAAAGAAAACAGATCAACCAACACCACCAAGGAAACCAGTGCTAGCGGATCAATCAACACCGCAATAAATAGCAGGCATAAAAAAACCCACAACACCGGGGCGGGTGTGCGGGTTTCGTGTGGGCATAAAAAAACCCGCTAAGCATTGGAGCTGGGCGGGCTTAAGGTAGGCATAAAAAAAGCCCATCTAATTACTTAGCGGGCTTAAGGTGTACTTGTTTCAATTGTGGGAAATTAGAACAGTTTTATACTCAGTTTGCAAATTGTTTTGTTTTATTTATTTTATACCAGGCATAAAAAAGCCCCGATTAAGGGGCTTTTATCTATGCGATTTGCCTTACTTTATCCATTCGTTATACTTAAAACTACTTATCAAATCATTATCAAATTTGCTTAATTCGTCCGGGCTCATATCATCTAAGCACGGCGTACTGTTCATTATTTCTCGCAGTGCTTTTCCTTGCATCTGATCCGACTCGACTTGGTTAGCGTTAGTAATAGCCGCCGAAACTTTAGGAAGCATTGATAATGCTTGATTGTTTAATTGTGCTTGAATACTCATTTTATTAGCCTTAATCCAGTCGTTAATTATAATTCTTAATTGCATTTCCTGTTCGTCAGTAACCCAAACATTCCGTAATTCTTTTTTCCCTGCGCTGGCCCTGCGTTCACGCAAAGCCGCTTGGCGATCTTTTGATGTTGCCATTAGTTAAATCCGAGCTTTTCCATAATCGCTAGATGATAAGGTATACCATCATATGGGTCGTACAAATCCGATATAATTTGGTATTCTTCGGCACTAATATCTGTAATAAAGCTCCTTAACCCACTGTCAGAAGTGGGCGACGTGGCTATTAAAACAATTCTTTCGCTGCCTTCCGCATCGTAAATATCTGCGCCATATTGCCCCGTCTTTAACCCTTCAGCACTTAATCTTGTATACATATCGGTACAAGTTTTCTTGCTTATATTGTGTCTTTTACCGTCAATCATTACTGTGTTCATATTATTACCCCGTTTTGTCTAGAGAATTTCTAAACTCTATGCATGAATACACGCTGTTACGCGTAACAATCAATAAAAGAATGTAAGAAAGACTAAATACTTTTTTAATTAACCCGATCAACGCAACCAATTCCAGCACCGCCACAAATACCAGACATAAAAAAACCCTAATTAAAGGGCTTTTCTAATTAAAAATTAATATAAATAATTATTATCAT